TGTGTATACCCAAATTTCAAGAGCTTCATCTAACATTACTGGATAAAGCTCAGGTGCCCATCCCATACAACTTGGCTGTAGGAATGTATTGCCATGATACACATATTCAAAGTCACTGTTACTGCCGTCTATAGTAATTGTAATACTATCGGATGTGGTACCAGATGTACTTATTTCAATTCCACTAGCACCGTCTTGTGCTGTGAATGGACTTTCATCTGTATGTATTCCCACTGCCCAATTGTCGCCACCGTCAAGTATTAGATCACATGCCCAATCATTACCAGTGTATCTGTTAATACGCTCAGTGATCATCATTCGCTGATCGTATTCTTCAGCAGTAATGGTTGTACTATCGTCTGCTGTACGTTGTGTTAGTGTATCACGCAACTTGGTGTGGAATGGTTTAACAGTGTTGATATAATCAATGACATCTTGATCACGTTCCAGTACAAATAGTTTGTCTAGCTTCTCTAAGTTGTGCTTGAGATATGCTTTAATATACGTTGTTTTAAACGCCCAGTCAACATTATTTTGCTCACTGTTAATATAATTTAACATTGTAAACCACATATCTGAATATAGTGGCAAATATTGACCTACAAATACATCAGCACGTACTGCATCCAATATGTCACCAATAATTGCACCTGGGTCTTGATCCCATGCATTGAAGTCCCAATTCTGAGCATCCCACCCAAAATCCAAACTCTGATAATCCCATAACAGATCGTTAAACTGGATGGTTGCTTTTTCTTTATATTGCAATTCCCATGTGCCGTTGTTATACTGGAATATTTGCTCTCTATTAACTCCGTCACCATCCTGGCTGTTGCGTACTAATGCAAGCTCGCCCTGTGTTCCTGGTTTTAGTGCAAGTTCTCCTTTGTAGTCTACAACACGATCCATGTCTAAACCTAACACAAAGCCAGGCTTAATCCAATTTGCAAAATCCCAATAATCACTAAATGTATAAGTGTATCCACTTATAATTTTGGTAGAGCGTAATGTATTGCTCCAAGATTTTACACCATCAACTAAGTTGATATCAATAATTTGTGAATTAAGTTTATTAATTAAAACACGTCTTGCCTCAATTTTATCACGTATCCAACTTTGCTGTTCTCTTATAAGTTGACCAAGTTGATTATATGGATGTAAATCTACATTGGGTACCATTCTAGGAGCACTATAAGTTATAAAGTTTACTGGCTGAACGTCTCCGTCACCCTGATAAATTGTATCATAAATTCTACTCCAGGTATTGTTTGTATTAACGTCAGGATTAACACCATTGGTGTTGATATTTGCACGATAATAATTGCCAAGAGGACTAATTACTATATCTCCTTGAACAAATGATGCAGCATTAGTCCAGGTGTAGAATTCTTCAGTTACAGTATTATTGTCATAACCTCGAATACTATCTCGCAATCCCATGTGTAACCATTCTGGAATAACAGTAGCAGGATCATTTTCTGCAAGTAAAATAAATTCTTTATGATGGTCAACATCTGTATTTGCAAAGTTAATTTGCAATACACTATTTCCGCTAGCCATATATTGATCCAAGTTTGTAGCCAGGAATGCATTGTTGTTACAAGCACTCACCCAATCAACATCTAACCCAGCTGGATCTAAAATTAAATTTCTTAGCTGAGTAGTGCTAAATCTGCGATCAGGTCCTGGTGTAGTTGTTTTAAACTTGACCCAGAAATAATAGTATGTTACTTCTTGACCAGCATCTTTGTTATACTCAGTATTTTCTACCCAGTAATAGTTTGTTTCGCCAAATGCACCAGTGCTTGTATACGGTACTCCACTTAATGTTACACCGTCAATAATAGTTACTGCTTCCACGGCACTTTCATACTGATCAGGAGTTACAGGACTCTTGGTCCATTCATAAATGTCAATACTACTTGTTGGATATAGTTGGCCCCAATTGTTCTGTCTGTCAAGCCATCCACCTTGTTCATAATCATAATATACTGCATTACTTAAATCCCACCAAGTTGTACCAATATATTCCTCTCCCCAGAATGCAACCTGGTTAGTTACATAATTAGAGTCAGTGGTATTGGTGTATATTGCAACATCAGTATTTTGTTTAATGTCAATTTCCTTGTCAGCTACGCCTGGAATAATGCCTTTGACCGGATCATAAACTTCAAGTTGAGCAATTTTTTCGTTTGTCTCACCATCATAAACAACAGCATTTTTAATTAATCTATTGTTGACTTTCTGATTTTGTCTACGAGTAACTCTAAACTTTAATAAACTGGTGTCTTCTTCAATATAACATTCATATACTGCACCAATGTTTGAGTTAGTAGATGCACCAACAATATCGTTGTCAACATATGCCAACATACCTGGCTGCCATCCTTTGCCAGTTGAACTATCGTAATAACCAGGGTTAAATCTAGTATTATTCATTGAATTACTATCATTAAATCTTGTAGGTCTCAGCACAAGCATCTTGCCGCCATAGCCTTTTTCTTCAATAAATTGATCTACATAAAAGTAATTGGGATTTTCTACACCACTAACTTGATGTATACCGTCTAAACTTGGTGTACATGTTGTATTAATTAATATTACATAATCGCCTTCCTGCAGATTATGTTCATTAATTGTACTAACAAGTGCATCGTCGCCGGTACGGTTACCTGCACAGCATTCATTTATTTCAAGGTCAAAATCAAATACTTGATACAAGTTGTAACCAACCTTGCGTGAAGTACTTAAACTACGTGTACCTTCATTATCCAGTAACCAAATTTTCAATGAAGTTGCTGGATCAGTAACTTGTGTCCAGTTACTGGCGGTGAACGTATTTTGTACTAGTTCTTCTGCATTAAATGTTCCTGTACTGATACCAATGGCTGAGTTTGCAGTTCCTGCACCAATAATTAGTGTACTATTACTACTTGTAATAATAACGTTATTGTTAACGTTGCTAGCAGTAACACCAGTGATGTTTGCATTATTAATTTGATCAATGATATCATATATCTGTAGATCAACTGGACCAGTACTAACATTTGTAGTTGCATTATATGTACCTTGTCCAATACCAGTACTGGTGTTTGCAGTACCTTGTCCAATAGTCAGTGACTGATTAGTACTTTGAATTTCAAAACTTGTACCTACTGCCACCGCTGTAACATTGCTAATATTAGCTGCATTAATTTGTTGAACAATATCAACTAAGTTTAGTGTTGCACCACTAACAACTGTTGAACTTGTAGCAGTATATGATGTTGTGCTTGTTGGAAAACCAACTTCCAGGTTACTTCCTGCACTACCTAAAATAAGAGTATCATCTCCCTGGCTTGCAGTTTTGGTAATTACAATAGCACCAGTTGTGCTATCCTGACTGGCAACAATTGTTGTGTTACCAGCAATAGCCATTTCATTATTGATTTCCTGGATTAAATCAGCAGTACTCCAGTTTTTAGGACCAGTTGTATTAATTACAGCAATAGTACTACTTGTCAACACAGCGTTTCCAGCAATTGTATAGTCTGCAAAGTCCTGGATATATGTTCCAGTATTCATGTCAGTAATAGTACTACTAATATCTGATAGTCCACCAGCACTTGCTGTAGGACTTACTGCGATACTGTATGTTTGATTGCTAAATGCATTTACTATATCTATATCATTTTGTAACAGTGCTTGTATTTGAACACTATACGCTGGGTTTGCACTTGCAAATTCGGTTTCCAAATAACTGATGTTTATACCACTTGGATAATTTACACCTGTAAAATAATCTGTAATCCAGGTTATCCAAGCAGCGGCACCATTTACTGCGGTATATGCTACACGTAAATTTTCAATAGCGTTAATTCTGTTTGTTGCCAATGTGTTACTGTTTGCATTGGTAACTACATGCGGATCAATGGACTGGAACAATCCACTCAATGCACTGATATTTGTGCTTGTGCTTACAGTCTGTGCCAAGTCTACAAAAATGCCATCAAATAACAATCCTTCACCAGTGTTACCAACAACAACTGGATTACCCACACTGCCAGTAACTACAATAGGATTGTACTGCACAGTTGTAATTGTTTTGTTAAATGTAATTGTCGTACCATCCAAAATTAGTGTACTGTTGTTAGCCGCTGTTGGTGTTGATTGCGTACTTGGTACTTGAATTGCATTAAACGTTGTTATAGTTTGTGTCTTGCTGAAAGTAATTGTATTTCCGTCAAGTATTAAAGTATCGTTACTTGGAACAATTGGATACAACTGACTTCCACGTACAAGAATATCATCTGTACCTACCTGCAAACCAGTACTGTCAATGTTAAGCTCTAATACTTTACCTTTATGTCTAATCTGATCACCTTTGTGATACGCAACATTACTGCTCCAATTTTTAATTGTTGCATAATCGGCTGTTACATCATATACTTCTTCAATATCATCAATGCTTTTAATTTTATAATTAGCATCTCCTGGTAATGGTAAGCCAGCTGTTGGTAAAAATTCACTAAACAGTCTGTCTTGTTCTATACTTGTATTGTTTTGGTATTCATACGGCAGAAGTTCAAATGGCGCATTATCAATTTTACCACTAACCAAACTAGAGCTACCAGGATGAATATCAATTACTAGATCAAACAAGTTGTCAGTTTTGTAATCCTGATTTAACCGTATTGCTTGTGGACTACTTTTAATTTTTTCATAATCAATTTGAACTTCAATTGGATTTCTACGCTGTGTGTCACCATAGTCGCCCAATCGTATCATCCATTCTTCATATACACCATGATCAGCATTTGTACCAAAAAGATTTTTGTTACGCATAAATGCATTGATAGCAGTGTGCGTTCCATTATAATTACGCTGTCCTTTACCAAACTTGTAACTTGCATTATCTTCAATAAATGTATTAGTCAAATATGTAGGCTGGATATAACCAGTGTTAAATCTTGCTGTCTCTCTTGTTGCTTTATTTAGAGTTTTACTTTCAGTATTAATATTATCACGCTCAACTTCTCTGGTACTTGTTTCCAAGTTACCAACAATACCGTTATTGCGTACTAGATATCCTGGTGCTTCTATTCTACCATTCCAGTTACGTGTACGTTCGCCTTCTAATTTAACACGTGTATGGTATATACCAAAACGTGGATCAAAAATTACATCATTAAATTGTGTTAAATTATTAAGAGTAATAACATGCTCGTATTCAACTAAGTTGATATCAATACCATAAATCTTTTTACTTGTATCTTTTGTTTCTAATGTTGTATCAGTATCGTTACGCATTACTAGTAATTGATCAGGATTAATGGCCTTCATATTACTATCAATTATACTAGCAAATCCATCATAATTATAACCAATTTTATCAACAAACCCAACAGTGCCTTGTTCGTAATTTAACACATTATTTGGTATGCCATTGGCAAAGAATGTAGTTCCATCATCTTTTAAACTCCACTCAATCAATGCAAAAGCATCTGCTCTCCATCCTTGACGTACACGGAATCCAAGGCTTTCATAATATTCAGCAAGTCCAATAGCAAAGTTATATAAATCCTGGCGTTTTAAAAATGTGTGTCCATATGTGTATTGTTCTGTGGTATTTTTAAAATTACGGAAACGTAACACACTACTGTTACCAATTGTTTCACTAACACTCGTACCACCGGTGCTTGGTGGAATTATCTTAAATGTTCTGTCGTTTTGATTAAATCCTGTTACAGTATATCCATTATCGCCACGTGTAACTTTTATACCACTGTAAAACTGACTGACGAATGGTGCGCTTTTTGTTAGCACAATACTAAAGTCATTTTGTGGTACACTTACACGACCTTTCTGATAACTACTATCTAGACTAATGTTAAGTATATTTTTGTCAGTATATCCACCTACGTGTAACATTAATTCTGACTTAATGGATTTTAAATCATTTTTAATATCTTCTGCTGTAATATTAAAAAAGCTAGCATTATCAACAATGATTGTCTGTAAACCAAGATATGTTGGAGGAATATTTCTAGTCAAGCCCTGTGCATTAGCACCAGCACTTCCAATTGCTCCATTTATAGTTAACGTTAAATTATCACCATAAACTGGACTATATCCATCTACACTGATTGCATTAACAGAGCCTCCTGACACAACTGTTTTATACTTGGGTCTTCCTTGTGCAGTTACATCGCTTGTTGCGTTTGTACTATTGTTATACCCAGAACCTGGAGAAGTTACTTCTACTTTGTAAACTATATTTTTTTCTTCAATTTGGTCGTGTAAATTTACATTTTGTAAATCGCCACGTCTTCTTGTATCCCTGTCAACAATTTGCGTAAATTTGTTTTGTAATGCATCTCGTCTTTCTAGATATCCTAGTCTCCAATATAATTCATGTACTCTAATAGGTTTATGTCTCAAGCATAATTCCAAAACACTAAATTTGTATTGACTTGAATTCCTCCAGGCACTTTCATAAGGTCCCCAGTCGTTAAATTCAAAATCTTTACTAGCGTCAATATTACTTGGTGTACTAACAATACTAGCTGTGATAGGATCATTAAGTACACCAGCTGTTGTTACTAATGTATTATTATCCCAATCATAATTGTGTCTACTGTAATTTAGATCAATGGCGCCATTTAATCCACCGGTCCAGCCTATTTTAAGAGCGTGAATTAAATTTGCTCGTTTAGTGGGATCAGTCCAGCTATAGTTTGCATCCCACCATGATGGTTTCAAACCATGACCTAACATTTCCCATGGATGAGTATGTGGCCTAGCTGTACCAAAATAATAATTATAAATTCCTTGCCATCCACCAATAAACGGTGATACAGAACTATAATTCCATGTAAACTTATCATTTACATCATAATAATTATTATCATTGAATCCAGTAACTTGATTTCTAGTAGCCCATCTATTGTACCAGTCATCTAATTTAAACCTGTTATCTTTCCATGTATGAGATGTCGGATAATGAGGACTTGCCATTGCTGAAGAAATTTCAATTAAAGTATCATGTCTATTAACTAATCCACATGTTATTCTTGTTTCTAGATCCATTAAACATGCAGTGACAATATCAAAACTACTACTCTCAGTATCATAATACTCAGTATTACTTGCAATGTGTTGGCTTCCATCATGACCAAACAATACACCATTTACAATTTCTACTTGTCTACGTCTCCAGAAACCTAACTTGACTGCACTTGGTGGAATGAAACTATTTTCACCTATTTCTTTAAAGTATACTTCTATTGTTGCAACATCATTATTACTGTTTCGAGTTAATGGATTAACAAGTGTTAATTGATTTACATCTATAGTATAGTCTACTGTATTCTGTAGTAATTTCCAAGTATATTTTGCACCATTAAATTGTTTTACATAAACATAAACATGATTTTTAATATTATCAAATAAATTTAATGAATTACTTAATGAAAATACAGTATCATTTGTAGCTACATTTATAGTTTGCTTAGAGAAATTTTCATAATATGCCATATCACTTTTAGCATAAGAAAAAGTATTATTTTTTCCTATGTTAATTTCATTTAATGCAATGTTTACAACTTCTCTAACTGTTAACCCGCTGTTGTCATTCCAAACTTGTGTGACTTTATTTTTAAAATAATTTTTAAAGTTTTCATAATCAATTGCAACACGCTTTAAAATTTTATGAGGATTAGTTGCATTTTTACTAATATTGTAACTAGCTTTGGCTGGACTTAAAAATTGTTGTCTAATTGTTCCGCCATAATTAGTTACACGTGCAGTTTTATGAAAATTATTTTCACCAAAAACAACTCCCTCAAAACCAGGCATTGTAATCATTTTATCTTGAAAATGTTTGAACAAATTACTAAAGCTAATATTATCAAAAGATTCATTTAGCGGATTATATTTGTAATTAGGTGTAACATCATAAACTGCATCAGCAATCGTATCATCACTAATATAAGAAACTTCAAACACATCTGAATCTACTGCTGGATCTGTAATTACTACTTTACTGCCCACAACTGTAAACTCATTTCCTTCATCTAATATTGATCCATTTTTCATAACAACCAAACGTTTTTGATTTTCGTTACTTAGATAAATTCTACCATTAACTGTGGAATCAGTGACTTTCTGATATCTAACAGTAGTATATGGATATGTATTATTAATACGTAAAGTTATCGTATTACCAGATGTAGTTATTACAATATCACTATGAGTATTTCCCAATGGATCTACAAATTCAATATTATTATTACTGTCAAAAATATGTGTTTGTATTGTATAATCAGTATCATATTTAAATACTAATGTACTGTTATTTTCACCATGTGGTACTCGATCGTACACTGTTATGTTGTTAAACACATAACGATTGTCGCCGTGTAATAATCCATAATTGGTACTATATTCTATATTAGTTGATTTAAGATCAATTTCAACTAATTCATTGTCAATGGCTATATGTGTTTTTATAACAGGAACACGCTGGGTTTCCCTAATATATGCCCAGCCATTATCAAATTCTTGTTTTACTCTATCTTTCCAGTAATAGTAACCATTTATTTCTCTGGCGCTTGCTTCACCTAAATCAGTTTTATATCTTTTACCTACAATTGGTGTTTCAAAATCTAAATCATTACCGTTATTACTTTCAACATATCTTGGGGCAAATCCAAGTTCTGGATCAATAACACCAGCAGTGTTGTATACATAATTAAAGACAAAGTCACCATCATAATCAGTGTCAGTATAATCAGCTAAATCTACACCCTGATCATCATAAAGTTTAAAACGTGGAGCATCGCCTCGGAAGATTTTTTGTTGACCATAACGCCATTCAGTTCCTGTCCACCATAGTTCTATTCCAGGATACCCAACACGTCCTGTTATATTATCAGGACCATGCTCAATTAAAATTTTATCCCCCATTGACAATCCGCTAGCGGCAGTTGCCAATGTTAATTGTAAGTTGTTTGTGGCGACACCACTCACAGTGTATATGTTGTTACTATAACTTCCACTGTTTAAAAACAATACTAGATCACCATCTTCTAGTCCTAATCTTGCATTAAGATATTGTGATTGTCCAATAATATCAATTGCTGGATCAGCACCTGTTATAACATGATCAATATTATCAATAAAATTCCAACCGCTATCGTATAATTCCATATTAGGATCAAATTCAATGATAGGACGTTGCGCTCTAAATTGACTCTTATAATAATCTTCAATATCTAAATCGTTATATTCTACTGTATTACGTAATGCATAGATACTAAACCATTGATTTGCTCTACACCAGGGATTTAAATCATTACTTGAACGATCCATAACTACATATTCTTTTGTAGGTAATTTAAATTCACTGTAATCCCACGGTTCACTATCCCAGGAATCTGCATCCCAATCACTGGGCAATCTTGGTGTATAATGTTGCAAGTGTTTAAATTTTACAACATTGTTTTCGTCTACAGCTAATACAAATTTAATATTTCCTGTACCAACACCTTCAACAAAATAAGTTGCACCAACTACATAATTTCCACTAGTACTAGTGGCATTACTACCGCTAAAAATAACACGCATACCATTTACAAATTCCAGTGTTTTTCCATTATTCAGCACAGGCGTTGTATAGTTAGACAGCATTGTGATATTATCAATTTCAATAGGATTTTGAGCTGTTGGTGTTATAACACATGTTGGGATATCATCCACTAACCAGTAATAATTTTTATAGTTAACAAACATATCAATATTAATAGGTAAGTCAAAGGTATAACCCGGCTCACTGCCAACTTTGTCGTAGTTTTTTTCTGTCATACCGTATTTTCTAAAATAATTACCTATGTGTAGATAACTTAGTGCAGTTGTGGTTTCGAGTCCGTTTTTTAGACTAAATCCAGGTGCTAATTGATAATTTAATCTGCCAGATCTTGTTTCTGGCGCAAACAAATCCTGATCATTGATATAATCTTTACCAGTAATACGACCCCAATATGTGTCCAGAGTTTCTGTGCTTCCACTACTAAAAAGTTGATCAAGAGTAGTACGTAAAAATCTTTTGTTAGTATCTGTCTGTAAGATACCAGGTAATTGTTTAACAAGATCTCTACGTCCTACAAAAATTTTATCTTCTTCTGCTTGTGTAAAGTTTTCTAACTTTTTAGGATCAGCTTCATAATTTGACATTCTTTTTTTGTCCCTTAGGTTATACTTGTTCTTAGATTAACACCTGTAAAGTTATTTACAATGTCAATACTTGTTAAATCTACGTCTGGGATGAATAGTTCATCACTGTTTGGTGTCACTTGGAATAAATTACCAAATGCACTGTTTTCTTGTACTGGTACAATTACAATACTACTGATAATACCCAGGTTTTCATTGTGTACATATGCAGCTAATTCAGTAAAGTAAAAAGTTTCACCAAAGTCCCAGTTGTCTACATTAAAGAATTCTTCAATACTAGTAATAATACGGTTTTTAATTTCAGTATCAGTTAGTGTTGTGCCTTTGACTTTAACTACACGGAATTTAGCCTGTAGTCCATTTTCAGCAGCCTCACCAAATAACACTTTGTATCTGGCACTACGATAGATTATACTGTCACTAATACTACGCTTGTTATCTAAACTCTGAAATTGTTCTCTAAGTTCATCACTGGTTGGTGTTTTAGGCTCTGTATCTTCTTTTCTATCTCGTGTAAGCCAATTTCTATACAATAAATCATATGTGTCTGACAGTACAAATGTGTCTATAATATTACTGATCGCAGGATCAATTCTTTGTTCACTGTCTGCAACACGTTTCCACTGGAAACTTAATTCACGTCTGCCAGAAATATTTCCGCCAGTTCCGTCGGGATCAACCACTGTGTATTCAAAATCATCTTCTGTAACAGTAGTTAAGCTCACTGTATCTGTACCTACCAAGTCTTTGTATGCCAGTGGATTATCAGGATATAAATCATTATTAATATCACTTACAGTTACAATCAACTTGTGATCATCACTGTATCCGTCTGGTTCTGCATAGTATTTGTATGCAAACAAGTTTATGTCTTTTCCTAAACTGTATGGACTTGAACCACTTCTGCTATTTGTCTTAAACAGTTTGATTTGATCTCTTTCCGGTTTATTTGTTTCCAGATTAAATTTAATCTTATTATTTTGGTTATAAAACCTTACTGCCGTGTCACTACCAAATACAATACGGAAGCGTCTTGTAATCATTTCCCATTTGTCAGCAGTGTAATTTACACGCACAATCCAACTGTTATCTAAATTTTGGCTTGTACTATTTCCAGCATATGTGGTACTCCAGTTAACCGGATCATTTGTACTTGCTGGTGCCAAGTCGTTTCCTAACACAACTTTCCACTGACTGTCATTTGCATCAAAACGTAATCCAAAACTGTTCTTTAATCGTAATTGAGCAACTGCTGCTGTTTTTTCTGTTGTTGTAAACTTAGTATTATACGGCTGAAAAATACGAGTAATTCTTGCGCTGTTTGGAATAACTTTACTGAGTACAATAGCGCCTTTGCCCTTGCTGTCTCGTCCAGTTGGATTACCAGTAACATCATCAATACCCAATCCATCTTCATTTACACTGACAACTCTGGCCCATTCTTTTCCTGCACTTGTTGCAGTTGCTAAAATATTTGCACCACTACCGCCGCCACCACTTATTTGTACAATAACTGGATTGGTATATCCGATACCTCCGTTGGTAACAGTAACACTTGTAATTTGTCCACTGTTGTTGATTACTGCGCTTGCTGTGGCGCCAGTTCCTGTTCCCAGTATTGTAATAGTTGGTACACTGGTATAACCACTGCCGCCATTGGCAATTGACAATTGACTACCAACTGTTCCAATAGTACCGTTGTTGTACGGGCTTTCAATAAATTCAATAATACTGCCCACTTTGACGTCTTTAAGTGCGTTTGTATTAGCAGGTCCCACACGCTCAACTCCGCCATTGCGAGTTAAGTATCCAGTGCTTTCATTTGTACTTTTACTTACTTGGTTCCAGGTAAAACTTGCTGTAGTACTGGAGAAACCAACACTAACTGGCGAGTAGTTCTGGTAAAAGAAGTTTAATGTTTCTGGATTTTGTATTAGTTCTTTAATATAAACATCAAAAATTTGTTCTTCAGTTAAATTTGTAGGCAAACTACAACTAACACGGTTAAGAACACTCTCACTATAAATATATCCATCTTCAGCAATCATATTAACATTTTGATATTGTGCTGTTGGATCATTGATATCAATAAAACGACTGTGTCCACTATGCGTACGGTTTACACTTTTAATTTTACGAACATTATTGCTGACTGTAAGTGGATAAATGCTGTAATCTTCAGCAGTTACCATACGGTCTTGTGCCGCAAATACACGGCCAGCATTTGTTTTTACACTTAATACGCTTTCTCTACTGCTTGCATTAGCAACAGGCTCCATAAGTTGCGCACTAAAAACAGCCTGGTATTCGTTGCCGTCTTTCGCACTATACTTAAAGTTAAACTGTATAGTACCAATATCATCTGTATTAAGAGTATAACTCTGGTTTAAACTTTCACGATACCAAATACGTAACAACCCACGTGGAATGTCTGTAAATACACCGTCGCCAAATTCAATACTTACATTGTCATTATCCAATGTACGCTGACTATAGAGTGTACGGTTACGGTTCTGTATACTGTTAAAAATAGCATTAACACCAAACGTAGTATCTACTTTAGTCCAGTTTTGTATTACTGAACCATTTTCATTAATATTTTGTACCCATACATCAAGTTCATTAATATTTGTACTTGATATAGATAAACTCAAATTACTAATAGCACTATCTGCTGTATAGTCTGTAGACTTTAGTTCACCTTGTTTAAATCCTACAAAGAAACCAGTATTGTTACTGCCAATACCCTGATTGTCGTTTCTGTATATAATATTAAAACTACTACCTGGATTTGGTGACTGTTCTTCCAGAATATTATCTTGATTAATGTAGTTGTTTACAACTTCAAAATCTTGTGATTGTCCGTTAACTGTTCCTCTAAATGGAAATGTAATTGATTTATCA